GACCAAAATCTCTGTTTATTAAACTTACTTCTTTTTGTACTAAATCATATTTTTTTGTACTACTTGGCATATTTACCACCTATTATTGTATATCCGTAACCCCTGCAGAATCAACAAATATAATTATTTGTGTATTAGCTCCCTGCTCTGTTACTTTAAAATTTATTCTAACACTTATACTATTTCTATCAAAATCAACATTACTTTCAATTTCATCTATTACTATATATGGTAACCAAAAAGAAATATCCTCTCTTAAAGATTCATCTATACTTGTTTCCAAATTACTATCCATTGGTTCAAATAATAAAGATGGTATGGTAGACCCAAAGTTTGGTTGAAACGGCCGTTCGCCTTTTCTTGTCAATAGTAAGTTTTTTAGATTAGATATTGCCTGTTTTTCGGTTGTGTAACTAAGATTGAATAAACCACCATTTTTATTTTTACCAAATGGAAGCGTTATACCGATAGCTATATCTTTTTCTAAATCTAATGGGTTATAAAAATATTCTTTTCGTTGAGCCATTTAGCTATACTCCTTTTTTAGAGTTTAGTTTTTTCATCAAAGCTGAATAATCTCTCGTTAGTGCTTTTCCAACACCAGTTCCCTCTAAATTAACATCCATCGGTCTACCATCAGGGTCAACAGTCGGTGCCATATTATTAACAGTTGGTTGTGAACTACCATATCCAATCATCTCTGCCATATTAGCTCTACCAAAACCTTGAGCGTTTTGTGATGTATACATTGAATTACCATTCATATTTCTCCATTCATCACTTTCATAAGTTTCTGTAAGTAATCCATTTAAAACCTTATCTTTGGAAAAGTTTTTCTTAGGTTTAGGTTTTGATGTCTGTTCATTTATTGTACCATTATTTGTAAATATATGTGATACATCAAAAGGGTCAACATCTTTAACCTTTTTAACACGTTTAGTTTTCTTAGGTTTAGTTTGTTTAACCTCTTTAATAATTGGTCTGAGTTCCTCTCTTACCACTTTTCTAACGATTGCTTCTATTAATTTTACTGTTTGTCTTGTATCCATAGTAATAGTTTTTATATAAATATCAAAATGTTTGGTTTTACTACTGTTCCATTCTACTAATGGTTTGTAGAATGTTTTGTATACTCTGTTTTATTGTTTGGGTCTGTACCTTATTAACATTAGCTTTGGTTTGTGATTGTATAAAAGATGCTATATTAATTGGTGGGCCTGTTGGAGCTCCAGGTGCAGTAACATTATGTGTCATTACTGATGATGCTAATGCAAGTGATGCGATTTCCTCGTGGGCTTTTTCTACATTATCATTTAAATCTATGACTTTATCAATTAAATTTTTAATCTCTGTAAATAGTGAATCTAAATCCATTGCCCAATTTGGTGTTGCTACATTTACTGTTTCAGATGCACTTAGTATTATTCTCTCTGATTTAGCATTCAGTAATAACCTATCTGAATTTAAGATGATTGATGCGTTATCATACTGAGCTGGTGATTGTACACCTATACCCAAATTATTTTGTGATGTTGATAATCGTACTCGTTGTGTTGATGTCATCCACATTGATGATTTATCATCATCAATATCCTCTATTACAAACTTATTATATTCACCTTGTGAACCTCTACCATTGGATAGTATGGTTATGGGGTCTGAACTATTGTTTGATGACCAAGATGGTCGTTGTGAAGTCTCTGTTGTATTTGGCGTGTATCCAAATCTAAGTGAGTGTCCGAATCTACCCTCTATCAAAACATCACCAATAAATGGTTGTAGTGGGCTTATGTTAGAATCTTCTTCAAACCCATCACCTAAATCAGTATCATCATCAACATTACTTGGAGTTGGATTTCCAGCTGATGCCTCATCATATGATTGATTTGTAGGTTGTGTTGATGTAGGTACATTTGATAAAGGTAACGAATTGTTGTTTGGATTGAGTTGTAACTTAATAGGACTTGTATAGTATAATCGTGTATTACCACCCAAGTTTCTGTTAACACCAATACCACTAAATAATAAAACGGTTTCACCCACAAGTGGTATTCTAGCTATATTAGAATCTAACGGATATGCCGTTAATGTGAATCCATCACCACAATGAACTTGAACACTATAAATTTCGTTTACATCTCTATCATTTAAAGTTACACTTGCAATAGTGCCTGTTTTATAACTCATTCACCATCTCCATCATTTTTTAAAGAATCAATCTTATCATCAATATCTTTTGCGTTCTGTAGTAGTTGTCTTTTTTCCTCATCAGTTAATCCAAGCCCACCATCAGAATCATCAGAATTTACATCTTTCATCATTCGTTGAATTATGGCCGCTAACTTAACTATCTGTTCATCGTTTCTAACCGATACTTCCATATACTCTTTTATCAAAGGTACAACAACAGTTGCATCATTTATATCCTTTACCAATGGTTCTAATTGAGCTATTAGTAATTTGAGTTGTCTATCTTTCTTTTTTGAATTCGTGTAGATATCTGACATGATATCAGCGAATGACTTACCCTTAAAAAGTTCTGTATCCTTATTCATTAAATTCCTTCAACTTATAACTATTGGATAAATATCCATCTTTATTATACTCAATTAGTAATTCAGCATATATACGTTTTAATCTACTAACAACTTTTGTTATATACTGTGTATGAACTCCTGTTCTCTCTCTAATAAGTATGTAAAGAGCTTTCTTATTGTATGAATACAAATCATTACGAGTTCTAAATAACTCATTTATACTATCAGCTATAGCTCTATCTCTATCCTTTAGAAATAAATCAAACAAATGGATATCGATGTATTCAACATATTGGTCTATAAAATCACATTTTGATTCTCTATTGTTATGCGCCACAACCTCATTTGTAATATTACGTGATGTATCAATCTTTGATATATCATCTCTAGCTTTCATTCGGGCATAATTTGCATTATTTTCGTTGAAAAGATAGTTTCTAGCTACAACTGTAAAATATGAGAATGCTCTACCATTATCACCATTAAACTTATGTATCTTTTCATTCAAGAAAGCAACAACACTTGCTTTTACATCCTCATATGGTACATCAAAGTAGTATGTTTTGTATGTATGAATTACATTCTCAGCTAACTTATTAAATGGGTAATGTATAAATCTATTGTAGATTTTATTTTTTAGTCTTTGGTCTTCACAATTATTATAAGCGTTTATAGCTATCTCTGTGATTTTTGTGAAATACCTTTTATTCTTTCTCTTGCGTGGCATCTAAATCTAATTTACTATTCAACAATTCCATTGAATTCTTTATCTGTTCAAATATATAACCTGATTCATCATCAGATTCAAATGAACCTAATCGGTCTATTTTTTTCATTCTGTCATATCCTAACTTTAAACTCTCATATAAGTCAGAAAAAAATTCATCTGTATTTTGTAATTCATCTTCCATAATTTCATATTTGATTAATAAATTACGTATTACAAACACTTGAGTTATGATTGTAAGTATGGATATAATAAGAAATGATGTGGTGATAATCATATTGCACAGTTTAACTTTTAACATTAGTATCACCAAATATAGATTTGAAATCAATCTTCTCTGGCATTTTTACTTCTTTTAATTTTTGTTTTTTAGATGGTCTGCCACCTACATTTTTATTTGTAATTTTATTTTGTTTAAGTTTTAACCATCTTTCATTCTCATATCTTGCGGCCATGATATCAGCTTGATGCATGATAAAAGGTAATCCAGTCTTTAATGAGTTATCTTTATTGTATGAAATATAGTATTCTTTATTAGATTCATCATACAACCCATCAGTTAGTTTAATACCTAAATATTCAACCTCTGATATTTTTATTCCAAAATGATTTAACAACCAAAAGGTTCTATCATTTAGATTCATCCAATGTATTGATGGATTAGTTTTATAAATTTTACCTTGATTCTCAATATGCCATTGTGAATCGTTTGGAATATACCAACTCTCATCAGCGTTACCAACTTTTCCTAAGTCGTGATGTAGTGCCGTAAATATTACAGTTTCTTTATCATAACCACCATCACCAATTCCCAATTCAGTATATAAGTCATATACTTTTACTGCATTTCTAGTAACCCTAAGTATGTGGTCAATGTACCCACCCGCAAACGCATTGTGAAAATGTTCTGTTGATGAAGCTGGTGTTAGAATAATTCTATCCTCAATATGGTCGTACATATTGTTTAAGGATTCCAATCTATCACCATTAAAAGTTTGGTTGATTAGTTTTCTAAACTTATTGTAGTTTTCTTGGATTTTATTTTCATCTAAAATGTGTACCATAGTTTAATTTTTAATTGTTAACTTATTGATTATCAATGTGTTGTGATGATAGTGAACGGCGTAACTGATTGAATATCAATGAATTATACCTCATTTAATATAGATAACAATTCACTCTCTCTGAATATGTGGTATGTTTTACCACCATTCTTATGTTTAAAACCAGTACCATCCAATAATACTGTATCACCAATTTGTACTGTCATTGGGATTTTATCACCTGTATGTGTAAATAACCCATCACCTACTGCAATGACTGTACCTAACATTGTTGTTTCAGAACCAGCTGGTTTATATAAACCACCTTTTGTTTTTTCATCATGTCGTTTAATTATCTCAACAACAACTCTGTCACCTAACGGTTTGTAATTCATTTCCATAACTTAAATTATTTTATCTATTATACCTAATTCTAATGCGTTTTCTGATGTTAAAAAATAATCATTTTGTTGGGTGTTTTTCCACCAAGTTTTATCTTTGTTAGTACAATCTTCCATTATCTGATTACAATCTTCTTCAAGTTGTTCAGCGAATCTAGCATTGGATTTTATATCAGATAACTTACCAGCCGTAAATGATGATAATTGATGTACCATTATTTTTGAATGTTTAGATGCCGCCCTTAGACCAGTGCCAGATGCTAACAATAATGCTGCAGCCGACATAGCCATTCCCCTACATACTATGTTTGTTTTTATACCATCTCTATCTAATGAACGAATATAATCTATTAATCCTAAAGTTTCAACAACATCACCACCGCCTGAATTTAATAATATTGTTACAGACTTTAAATCTGAATTAATCTTTTTGAGTAATCTAACTTTTGATATAACATCAAATAGTAAACCTGTTTGAATATCATCTTGTATTAGTATAACATTATCACTAATATCAATACCATAGTCAAATTCTCTAAATTCTTGAAAATACCTATCACGTTCTTGCTTTGATGTCGATGTATAGTTTACATCCGATTCAGTTGTGGATGTACGGTTATCATTATACAAACTCATATATTGCTATTTAAATTAATTTTATTAAATATACAAAAAATATTCCAATATTCCAAATTTATTT